GGATTCCGTTGGAGGGAGCAGGGCAAGAAGCATGCGACTCGCCAGATTGAGACAGCCCCTGGCGCCGATGCCGTTCCACGGCAGGGGGAACGTCTCTTTGGTGCCGGTGGTCGGCTCGTTGCTGGCGGGGACCAGGTACGGGAGCGTGAGCTTCGAGGCCCGGCGCCCCCGGTCAAGGTAGTAATTCCGGTCGGACTCGAGGGCCCGGTAACGCTGCTCTGCAGTTGCCATGGTCAGACCGCGATGTTGAGGCCGGTGCCGAGGCCGGCAGCGGTGAGGGGGCCGATGGCCAACGACGTGTTGGCCAGGGGCTTGCGGCGAGCCGCGATAGCTGACGTGGTTTGAGCGCCAGCCGCAGGGGTGGCGGCCGACGTGGTGACCGCGTAGGGCCCGGCCTGGGCGACTTGCTGATTGGCGGCAGACATCTGGCCAGCCAAGTCGCTCATCATTCCCATGTAGAGCTCCTGGTTCTTGGAGTTCGCCTCGTTCTGCTTGGCCAAGGCATCCAGCAGTGCCTGGACGTTGGCATCGACTGAGTTGTTCCAGTTCCCTGTGCCAGCAGGCGCGGGATTGGCGTTCGGATCAACCTGGCCGGGAGGCTTCGGTCCGCCAGCGGTTGACGCCGAGTTCATCAAGCCATCCCCGTAAAGGGGGCCCGAGGCAGCCCGCGTGGTCGTTGGCGCTGTGTAGCTGTAGGTGCCTGCCGTGTTCAGTGCGAACTTGTCATTGACGGGAGCAGGAGCCGGGTTGGGAATGACGCCGTAGTTGACCCGCATCTGGTCAACCATCGACATCTGCGAAGTGACGGCCGCAGGGTTGTAAGTGATCTGTCCGCTGGGCTTGATGGTGAGCCCGGTGTTCTGCTGAGCGTTGCTGCTGACCGTGGCGCCCCTGGCTGCCTGGTTGGCGACGGCAACTGCAGCGCTGCCACCGCTCTTGGCGGCGGCTGCCTGGATTGCCTTGGCTTCTGATCCGCTGATCTTCCCGTCCGATGCCGCCTTCTTGGCAGCAGTGTTGACGGCCTTCTGTCCTGCCATGGGTGCCTCCTAGATGGTGAGAGTGGAATCGCTGGCCCGGTCAATCCGGAGCGAGCGCCTGCCCCTTGATCTGGGGGAATCCATCTCCTCGTCTCGGTTGGAGCCAATCAGCGGCGCGTTCGCTGTCTTCTCTGGAGGGGGCGGGCCGATCAGCATGCTCATCCGCATGGCGTCCTGCTGAAGCAGCTGCTGGTTGTTGGCGGCAGCAGCGGCCAGGTCGTTGACCCCCTGCATCGTTTGCTGCAGCCCCAGCGTTGAGGCATTGAGCAGGTCCTGGGCGACGTTCAGTGGGTTGTCTTTGTCGAGCAGGCCTTTGACCTTCTCCAGCATGAAGTCGGTCGCGTCCTCGACCTTGTTGGCCCGGTTGTTGGCGTACTTCGGGGCCTTGTCGAGCTTCTGCTTTGCGTTCTTCAGCTTGCGCTGATAGGTCGCCGAGTCCATCTGACCCTTGCGGCCCCTGATGTTCTCAACCCGAGCCTTGGCCTGGCGGTATTGATCCGTCTTCTTCAAGGGATCCGTGATAACCGCAGCGTTTGCGCTTCCACCACTTCCACTGCACATCAGCCCAGCTCCGTGTCGATGCCACCCGAAAGCTGTTCCTCGAGCTTGGCGTGAAGCCAGCGAACGACAGAGGCTTGGCCCGCACGGAACCAAACCTCCCGATCGTTCCACTCAAGATCAGCCGCCTGGTCGGGGAATTGTTCGGCCAGGACAGCCACCAGGCGCTCAGGGATAGGTGGCACCCAGGACTGACCCATCACTACAGGGGTGGAGGAATGTCCTCAGGTTACCGGCGGGTTCCAGGGCTGCGCTCTCCCGTCCCGATACTCCCCAGCGCGGAGAATCCTGGCGCAGCGGGCCATTGCAACTGCGTAGTCCTGATCCTTCTTTGCCTTCTCGTAGGCAGCCAGCACCACGTTCCACATCTCCAGCTCTGTAGTGCAGTCCTCGAGCATGCGCTCAGCTCGCACCACGCCAAGGCCAGGGCAGCCGGGGTAGCCATCAGTGGCATCACCGGCCAGGGCCTGGATGTAGAAGCGGCGATCGGCATCGGCCTGGCTGCTTTCAAGCAGCGTCCCGTCGTCCCTCAGGTGGAGGCCGGGGATGGTGAGCAAGTCCTTGTCGCCGGAGACGATGACATCCCCCTCCTCGTAGCTGACGCCGATCACGTCATCGCCCTCGAGGCTGTCGAACTCGAGGGATTCCCAGATGTCAGCGGCCCAGGCCCTCAGCTGCTTGTAGCCAGCAGGCCGGCGCTTGCCCCGGCGGTTGGACTTGTAGCTGGGCCAGAAGCTGTAGCGGAAGTTGGTCTTAGACCCGAAGCACAGCACCGGCTGGTGGTCCGGGAGCGTGTCACGCACCCAGTCCATGCAGTCCAGAAAGGCGTTCTTAGCGATGGAGTGATCGCACACATAGGTCCACACCTCGGGCTGCCACTCGGTCTCGAGCTCGCCCTTGGTGGCCGAGCGGAACAGGTAAAGGTCAACGTCAATAAGGGCCTTGCTCACGCTGCAGTCCTCACGGTGAAAGTTGGCTTGCCGACAGCCTTTCGCTGCCAGCTCAGCTGCCAGGTTTCAAGCAGCTTTTCCCCGGACGCCAGGGTGTAGAAGCGGTAGTCGCACTCCAGGCATTTGCGCCTGCGCAGTCGCTCGCCCTCGGCGCCCACGAAGCTCGAGGTGCAGCGGGTTTCGCTGTTGCACTTGGGGCAGCAGGTCATCGCTTGTCCTCAACGAAGGCGGCGCACAGGGTGGCGGCCCGGCCACGGCTGAAGCTGCACTCGGGAAAGCCCAGGGTGCAGCTCTCGTCGGCAAAGTGGACGCACTCGCTGCAGTCACGCTTGGGCATCTCACGCCAGCGGCGGATGCTCATGCCCAGGGCCTCGAGCCGGTCCTCAGCCAGGGCCTTGCGGGGGCCGGGCAGGCTGCCGCCGCCCTTGTGGATGGGCCGCGGCTTGCCCCTCAGATCCAGGTCGGTGTGGCCCCAGGATGTCCAGCGGACAATGCGGCTGACCTGGCCGCAGCTGACGCCGTAGCCCTTGGCCAGCTCGGAGCAGGAAGCGCCCTCCAGGTGGCGCAGCCTGAGCTCGCGGATGGTGGCCTCGTCGAACTTGGAGCGGGTGTTGGCCTCGCCGTTCTGAAAGTTGTGGGTCATGGTTCGGTGGTGGTGGTTCTGTTCATGAAGGCGGCCAGCACCTCCTCGGTCCCAAGCCTCAAGAGCAGGGCGCAGTGGTCATTCGGGCCCTTCGCCGCGCAGGTCCACTGATCGGAATCACGCAGCAGGCGATCGGCGATCTCGTGGACCATGGTGTGGCAGATGCGGGCCTGCTCTTTGGCTGGCGCCCAGGTGCGGACTTCATCGGACACCAGCGCCAGGACGGCCTGCATCCGGGCGGGGGCATCGATAGTGAGGTCGGCTAGCGCGAGGGACCGGCCTGCCGCTGCTGGGCCCTTCTCCGTCGGCAAGGGCGTATACCCAGAGCGCGGCTTGCCACCGCCGTAACGGCGCTTCTGCTGCTTCCAGCGAACGGTGCCTCCATGCGTCAGGAAGTCCGAGCCAGTGACGATCCGAGTGACACGCATCTGCACATCACGGCTGATCTTGTCTGCTGAAAGGCAAAGGGCCTGTTCAATGAGTTCGTCTTGGCCCATGCCTCCAGTGATGTCGGCTGGGCGCTTTTCCAGGACGGCTGCGATGGCCCCCTCCCAGGGGTCAGAGAGGCTGGCCTGCTCTGCACGGACCGCCGCGGATATGGCCGGCTGGTCGTTGCCCCAGTAGGCGGTGAGGCAACGGGCAACAAGGGTGGGGCTGGTCATTCGTCTTCCATCTCCAGGACGTGTTGCATGGCGCGGATGTAGCCGTTCCAGAAGCTGGCGACACACATGGCGCCCTCCTGCTCGGCTGTGTTGCAGCGGTTGTAGGCGTCGATCAGACAGCGCTTGATCGCCGCACGGCCAACGTCCAGCTGCTCTTCACTCTGCTGGTTCATTCTTGACCTCCCATGAGTTGAGAACGTGAACGGTTGAGACATCAGGCCAGCGGTTCTTCATGACCCGCTTGACCTCGCGGAAGTCCTTGGCGTGGATGTTGTGAATCACCATGGGCCTGTGGCCCGGCAGTTTCACTTGCAGGATGTAGCTCCTCATGATTCGGGCTTGATGTTGCGTGTGTCGTAAACGCGCGTGACCTTGTTGACCGATCCAACGCTCCAGGAAACAGAAGCGCTGTTGTCGTAGACGTGAGAGATCACGCCTTTCTTCCAGCCGTCAGCGGTGTAGAAGCGGACCTTCTGCCCCCGCCTGATCTGGGTCCACCTCACCAGTCCACCCCTGGCTCACTCCACTTCTGCTCGAACTGCTGGGTCTTCTCGTCAAAGAGGAACGACCCGGCATAACCGCAGCGCCCCAACATCCGGTTCTTGAGGCAGTAGGAGTGGGTGGTCTGATCGCCACGCCTGCGGCCCAGGGCCCAGATCGTGTCAGCCAGCTGCACCACACTGTGGCTGCCGCGGATGTCATGCAGTTCGGGGATGCCCCCGTCCTCCATGTTCTTGGTCTGGCTGGAGCTGCGGTTGAGGTGGTTGATCGCCACCACGGTGCATTTGGTTGCAGCAATGAAGCTGCGGATCTTGGTCACCATGGCGTCCAGGTGCCGCGTGTCCTGGGCCAGCCCCGAGCCGAGGATCGTGAGGTGATCCAGGAACAGAAACTCACAGCCGAGTGATCGGACCATGTAGTTCATGCGCTGGAGGATCACCGTCTCGTCCAGTGACCCGAAGTGATCAAACAACTCCAAGCAGCCGCTGCCGGTGACAAACCGATCGGCGTCCTCGATGCGCTTGAGCTCCTCGGCGGTCAGGCCCTGATAGCTGGTGCGGGCATGGAGCTGGATGCCGGCGGCCAGGCCGACGAAACGAAAGATGGATTCATCGACTGTTTCCTCGAGGCCAATCCAGCCCACCCGCTTGCCGCGCTCCATCAGGCCAAGGGCCAGGGATCGGGCGAAGGTGGTCTTGCCCACCCCGCTGCCGGCCACCAGCACTACCAGCTGGTTGTCGTAGAAGGGGACCTTGTCATTCCAGAAGGTGAACGCGCAGGGCGTCGGCTTGCGCTCAGGCGGCTTGAGGGCCAGGCCCTGAAAGGCCGCGGCGGACTTGATGCCATCCGGGCGGATCTCCTGGGCCCCGCGAATCGCCTCCCAGATGGCGGGTGACCCGAGCTCGGTAAGCGTCTCGTTGGCGTCCTTCTTGGGGAACACCACCCGGCGCACCTGGCCCACCGGGAACAGGGCCACGATCTGCTGGGCCGCGGCCTGGCCGGCGTCGTCCATGTCGGTGGCGACGTAGACGGTCTTGAACTGGAGCAGTTTCTCGAGTCGCTCCTTGCAGAACTTCTCGAGGTGCTGCGCTCCGGCCGGGCCGGAGATGCCGATCACCTTGCCCTTGGTGCCATAGGTGATCGAGGGGGCATCGAACTCCCC